TTACACTTTCACATTGATAGGGTTTGGCAGGAAACAATGTTGGATTTTGCACAACAAAGACAATCATTATTCCATATTGCAAAAACATATGGTATTAGATTACCAGGTGTTAGACCCTCAGTAGCATTATGTGATTTTTCAATAAACGTACCAGTACGTGGTGATAAAGAGGATGAAAGATATTTGGGTATATTAAAGGCGGGTGCACAGGTTTCAGGTGGAGGTCAGGTTTTTGAAACAATTGAAGACATTGATTTTTCAGTACCATTCAATAGTAAAAATGAACCTAACAGACTTAAAATACCGAATTTTGATACGAACAATAGATTAATATCATATACGATTACAAAAAGAGAAGCGGTAGTAAACGGAGTTACTAAAATATTTAGAAGAGTTATTAATTCAACTGACCAAAAACCATTTTTAAAACTTTATTTACCTGAACAAAATGTTTTAGGTGTAACGAGTGTAATTCATAAAGAAGGTACGACGTTTGCTGGTAATCCAACATCAACTGAATTTAGTGATGCAACAAACAAATGGTATGAAGTTAAATCATTAATTGAAGATAAAGTTTTTGTACCAGACCCGACCGGAGTTTCAGACACTAACAATTTTAAATCAGGAACATATTTGTCCGTAAATAATAAGTTCATTACTGAATATACACCTGAAAGTTATTTTTCATTAACTTTTGGTTCTGGAACTGTAAATCCATTGGACAATTTAGATGAGTACATAACTGGAAATATGAAAGTTAATTTAGGTAGTTATTTAAATAACATGTCACTTGGTGCAATTCCTAAAGTTAACACCACTTTATTTGTAAGATATAGAGTTGGTGGTGGTAGAGATACGAACTTAGGTGTTAATGTTATTACAAGTATTGACGATGTTGAATTTAATGTTCAAGGTCCAAACACAGCAATTAATTCACAAGTTATTAGTTCATTGAGAGTTACAAATATCACACCTGCTGTCGGTGGTGCTGACCAACCAACTATTGATGAAATTAGAAACATGGTTGCGTACAATTTCTCAGCACAAAATAGAGCGGTTACATTAAATGATTATAAATCGTTAATTGAAACTATGCCAGCAACATATGGAGCACCTGCAAAGGTTAATGTTATGGAAGAAGATAATAAAGTTAGAATTAAATTATTATCATACGATGACCGAGGTAATTTAACCGATACCGTATCAAACACATTGAAAAACAATATATTAAGTTATTTGTCTGAATACAAAATGATTAATGATTACTTAGATATTGATACAGGAGAAGTAATTGATTTTAGTTTAGAGATTGATTTAAACATTAATAAAAATAGTAGTCAAACTGATATATTACAAGATATTATTGAAACGGTTACTTCATTCTTTTCAATTGACAAACGTAAAATGGGTGACCCTTTATTTGTTGGTAATTTAAACAGAGAAATAGGTTCAGTATCAGGAGTGGAGAATGTAATTGAAACAAGAGTCTTTAATAAAATTGGAGGAGAGTATTCTTCATCAGAAGTATCTCAAGCATATAGTGACACGGTAACTAAAGAAATATCACAATCAGATAATACTATCTTTATGAAATCCAATCAAATATATCAAATTAGATTCCCAAATAAAGATATTAAAGTCAGAGTTAAAACATTAGGTTCCACTACATTTTAACAAGTTTTTTACTTATAATATTAGAAAAATAAGATAGTTTCTATTTATTATAAGAATGATACAAAAACATAGAATTGCAACCAATATTGGTAAGGACCAAAAAGTAACTGTTGAACTCAAACAAGATTTTGACGTACTTGAAATTTTGTCCTTAAAGTTTACACAACAGCAAATCTATACCTCAATGTGTTCCGATTATGGTGTTGTTTGTGGTAGAATTACAGCAAACAACGGATTTGGTATTGGTAATGCTAGAGTTTCTATATTCATACCCCTATTAGAAGAAGATGAAAATGACCCTGTAATATCTGTATTGTACCCATATAAGGAAGTTACAGATAAAAATGATGATGGGTATAGATATAACTTGTTACCATCAAGAAAACAACATGGAGGTCACGCATCAACTGGTACATTTCCTGATCAATCTGATATTTTAGAAAATGAGGCGGTTTTAGAAGTTTACGAAAAATATTATAATTACACCGTTAAAACAAATAGTGCAGGCGACTTTATGATATGGGGTGTCCCTATCGGAGTACAAACAGTACATGTAGATGTTGATTTATCGGACATTGGATGTTTTTCATTAAGACCTGCGGATTTTAAAAGATTGGGTATTGGAGTTGATAGTTTTAAAAATAATTACACATTCAAATCATCTGAAGATTTGAATTCATTACCACAAATTATTTCATTTGATAGAAGTGTTGAGGTATATCCATTTTGGGGTAACGAAGAATTATGTGAAATAGGAATAACAAGAACCGATTTTGATTTATCAGAAAGAGGTGTTAACATACAACCTAAAGCATATTTGATTGGAGGAGTTTTTACTGACTCAAGTAAAAATTCAGTTAATAAAAACTGTATTCCAAGAAGAAAAATGGGTAGAAAATGTGACTTAGTCACTAAATCAGCCAACATTGAGGCGATTAGATTTATGCCAATTAAGGATGAATTTAATAGACCTTATTTAGAATTTTTACCAATTGATGAAGACATACCAGATGATGGTGGTTTTGTATTACCTGTGGAGATGAACATGGATTATGTTATTACTAACGAATTCGGTGAGAATGAAATCACTAATGACCCAAATAAAGGTATCCCAACATCCGCATGTTATAGATTTAGATTTAATTTAAATGATAAAAGTTTAGAAAGAACACGAGCAAATGCAGATTTTTTAGTTCCTAATATTAGAGAGTTTCAAAAAGTAATACAAACAGGTGCAACACCTTCACAAACTGGTTATACGATTGACGATAGTTCATATTACTTCGGTACTCAATATAGTGGATACCCATCTGATGCACTGTCATTAATTTTAAATAATCAAAATGGAGAATATTATCCACAGGATTATTTTTATAGATTTACATATAACAAAGTTTATACTGTATCATCTTTTCACAGTCATTTTTTTGGTGTTGATGCAATAACTAAAGGATTAGCTCCAACTGCAGCCTACACAGTAGGAGTTTTTGGTGCTCCAATAGACGATTTAACAACAAAATATAATTTTGCCAACATAAATGAAACAACTCCATCAGAAGAAGAAGATTGTGGAGATAAATTAACACCACCATCAAATTTCGGAGTTAAAAATTATACATTTAAATTATTAATATCGGATGTTTTATTAGCAATTGAAAATTTATTTAATATTGTTACTTTATTATTCTTCAATGTATTATCTAAGTTATTTATATCTATTGGTACCTCATTTGAAAATACCTGTTTTTTGGGTATCTGTCCATTAGGTAGTTTAGGTAGAAGAATGAAAAATGTGGGTTATAGTTTAATGGATACCGGACAAAAAGGTTTACCGTTAGTATCATATCCTGAATGTGATGAGTGTAGTACTGAGGCCTTATCATCAAATGGCGAATCAGATTTAAATTATTGTGTTGTTGGAGAAGTAAAATTTTATGTAACCGACTTCGGAATATTATCTAATCCAATAGGTATTATTACTGGTTCAACACCAAGTGGTTATTTAACATTTACACAACCAACAAATGGAGAGTGTGTAAATGCCACAACACCAACAAGTGTAAATAATTTTTTATCAATACAACAAAATTATGGAATTAAAACAGATACGGGTGTATTTCCACTAAGTGCTTCTAATACCACGGGAGAACTTTTTATTAAATATTCTACAATTGGTGGAAATAATTTATTAGTATTTAATGACCCAAGTAATTCTTTTATAGTACAAAATGGTGTATTTACATATGATGTTGTAAGTTTAGATTATGGTGAAAATGGACCAATTACTGATCCAATAGTACCATTAGAATCAGGATGTGGAGTATATGATACACCATATAATGAATCTTTAATTTCTTTATATTATACACAAACAGGATCAACCGAAGCATCAAGAGGTGGTGTTGCAACTATATCCGATGGTACCGATGTGGTAGCAACAAATGTTTCAGATTCCGATGGTTATGCTTTACCAAAATCATACAATGGAAAGTCATATACGAGAACAACAATTTCTGGTAAATCTGAATTTATGAATGGTATATTTTATATGGTACCTGGTTCACAAAGTAATAAAAGATTATTAGATATTTTAAGTGAATATTATAGAAGAAAAAGAGTCGGTAAAATGTTTTGTGGTGGAATTGTTAACTATGGATTTATTGATAACTGGTTATCAGGCTCATTATATTTTACTCAATTTAAGGCTAAAAAATTTAGAAAATTAGCAGATGCAACATCTGAGTCAGTTTTAAAATATTGTAGAAATTTAGCTCGTTTTGTTTTTGATCAAAATAGATTTTATTATAGGTCGGCATCTTTTAAAACAACAACAGGATTTGATAAAAACAATTTAAATAGACCAACAACTATAGTTGATTTAGGACCAAGAGATGAATTTATAAAAGAAATTTGTATTGATGAATCTTTAGACCCGAACTGTTCTGTTGCTCGTTCAATAGGAGCAACATCATATAAACCACTAGGTGATTTATTAGGTTTAGCAATTAACTATAGAATGGATGTGGCTGACGCTACAGGTAGCTTAGATATGTTTTTTAGTAATAAAGGGTTCCGATATAAATTAGGTATTCGTAATGTTTTAGATGGTGACATTCTTCAATTATTATCAATAAATAATGAAGTGGGTATTGAAGAATTTGATTTAGAAAATCCAAAATATTTAGGTTATAGATATGATACATTAGATCCAGAATTAAATAAGCCATTTTTTCAAATCAGTGGGAGTTATGGTCCATTACCTGTAACTATGGAATTAGATGAAGATGGTGAAAGAGTTAGATTATGTTTAAATGAGCCTGGTAGATTAACAGAATCATCACAACCCGTTCCATTTTATTTATGGGACAAAGGTGGTACGGGATTTGGTCCTGGAGGTGCAGGAAGAAGCAATCAATCATGGAATTATAGTTCATTAGAATTACAACCATTACAGGGTATGACATATGGTTATACATTAACTGGTTCATATTCAGATCCATCTGACAAATATATGTTATTACCTATGACAAAAACAAATAATGGTGTAACAGGTAATACTAATTTAAATTTAACGGATGACGTAGATTATGATGTTGTAAGTACCAATAGTGGATATACAGAATATAATTCCGAATATCCAGGATTCACATATTTGTATGTTACAGGAGGAACTGAAACGGTACCAACATCGGGTAAATTATTTGTTAGATATGGCAACGCAGGAAACGACACTACAAATCCAATGTCGGGAGCAACAGGATGGCAAGTAATTAATTGGACGGACACCACAGATTTAGTAATACCAAGGAGAGAAGATTATTATAGTGGAAATAAACAAATTCTATCAACACCATACCAATTTTACTTTGGTCTAATTGCGGGAAAAAGTGGAATGGATAAATTTATTGACTTGTATGGTCCTAAAGACGCATTTACATCTGAAGATTAATGAAAAAGAAAGAAATATTATTACCTACTAAAAGGTACTTTAAGGCTGACGAAGAAGATGTAACTCTAAATGTTAAATTAGATAATAATGAAACATTGATGAGAGAAGGTGAAAGAAACATTATTTTAGATTTACCAACTTTATTTGATGATGAAAGAAATCAATCAAAAACATATAAGATTTTTGGAAAGATGAAAATGATTTTTCGTAATATGTATTCAGGTTCAACTGAATATAACCCATTGAAAAAAAACTTTTATGTTGCTGGTGACGGAACGGGAAGTAATGATGGTTATGTTCCTTATAATGAATTTGCATTACTCAGAAATGATGTACTAAGAGAAGTAGTCACACCTTATAGTGGTAGTACTATGAATATATTTGTATCATCTGGTATGACATTAGAAGGAACGAGATATACAGGACATACAACAACAACATCAATAGAAGCTCCATATAAGAATT